CCCGGATACCAGCACACCTGTGCTATTATGATACCGTGGAAAAGTAGGGAACGAGAGGTCGTTCCTTTTTTACGTTCAGAAAGGCGTTTATGAGTAAGATACACGGGCTAACTGATATTCCAGAGTATGTATCCAAGGAAGTTATTGCTCAGATATTGGGGATAACGGCAAGGCAGATTGCCCGACTGGTCGAAAATGGAGTGTTGATTCAGGAGAAGGAAGGCAACCGAGTAAAATTCAACATGGTCGATTCTGTCAGAAGATATTGTCAGTATCAGAGAGACAAGGCGGCTGGCAAGGATATAAAAAAGACCGAGGAAGAACTGAAAGCGCAGAAACTGAAAGCAGAGATTGCGCTGAAGGAAAGCCAGGGTGAACTGCATCGACTCAGGACAGAGATAGCAAGAGGCAATTACATACCTGTTGAAGAGATAAAAGCGGATTACAGCCGTTTTTTTATTGTCCTGAAAAATTTTCTGAATGGATTACCGGGCAAGCTGTCTGGCAGGCTCACAGGCTTTATTGCACCTGTTGAGGTGCGGAGCGTTGAAAAGGATATGCAGAAAGATATCAACAGCGCACTGAGCGAATTTGTTTCCAGAGCCACGGTTAGACAGGAGCCGAGTGCGAACATAAACGATGGGATAACACCTAAGAAGAAGGGCAGACCGCCTAAGAATGCCAATAAAGAAGTATGAAGTAACAGAATACCAGTTTGAAGCACTGCAGCTGCTCAGACCGCCAGAAAAGATTACTACTTCACAGTGGGCAGAACAGCACAGAATTCTGGACAGTAAGACTTCTGCGATGCCAGGAAGATGGAGCAATTCTGTTACACCTTATTTGATAGGCATCATGGACGCATTCGATGATTATCTGGTTGAAGAGATTATTTTCTGTAAGCCTACACAGTGCGGTGGATCCGAGGCGTTGATTAATATGATTTGTCATATTATTGACCAAGACCCGTCACCAACGCTGGTAGTTTATCCATCAGATGATCTGGCCAAGTTTACTTCAGAAAACAGACTGAAACCGGCATTCAAATTGAGCAAGACGGTGCGGAATAAGTTTGATGAACAGAATTCTGCACAGATGGAACTGCATTTCGATGGCATGTATCTGTCATTGACAGGCAGTAATTCACCTGCTGATTTGGCAAGTAAGCCGATTCGGTATTTGTTCATGGATGAAGTGGACAAGTATCCCGGAGCAAGCAATAAAGAAGCTAACCCGATAAAGCTGGCAAGAGAACGTACAAAGACCTTCCACAACAGAAAGATATACATGACATCTACACCCACATTGAAGAATGGCCACATTTGGAAAGCAAAAGAAGGCGCAGATGTTGAAAAGCATTATTTTGTGCCGTGTCCTCATTGTGGAGAATACATAGAACTGAAATTCAGCAATATCAGATTTCCTGATGAGGAAGGGATGAGTTATGTAGAACGTGCAGAATTAGCTACCTATGTCTGCCAGGAATGCGGTTGCATGATTTCTGATAATGATAAACATCAGATGCTTGCCAAAGGCGAATGGCGTGAAGTCAGACGCATGACAGACAACGCTACAAAGGTCGCTTTCTGGATGAACACTCTGTACAGTCCGTTTGTCAGATGGGCAGATATAGCGAAAGAGTTCTTGACAACAAAGGATGATCCAGAAGAGTTACAGAATTTTGTCAATTCATGGCTTGCAGAACCGTGGGAAGAAACAAAGCTGAAAACGGATGCAGAGACAGTCATGGAGCGTCAGACAGGTATACAGCAGTTGGTGGTTCCGCAGTGGGCAAAACTGCTCACAGGCGGTGTCGATGTGCAGGAAACATGCCTGTATTGGACCATAAGGGCATGGGGAGAATATCTGACCAGTCAGCTTGTAGCCCATGGGCAGGCACTCAGCTTTGAAGAAGTGGACAGGATGATGAATCTTGAATACCTCACAGAAGAAGGTGACCCGATGCTGGTTAACCTGTGCCTTGTCGATTCTGGTGACCAGACCGACCTTGTGTATGATTTCTGCACAACACATTCAGATTATGCGCTGCCGGTTAAAGGTTCGTCACATGAACAGATGAGCCATTACAAACTGAGCAGAGTTAATAAAGAGGGCAGCTACTACAATGGGCTGACCCTCGTTTTAGTAGATGGTGACAAGTACAAAGATATGATAGCCGCTCGAATGCGGAAAGAAAATGGTCGTGGTTCCTGGATGGTATTTGACGGCATTGATGCAGATTATGCAAATCAGGTGACAGCAGAACATAAAGTATCCATTAGAAAGAATGGAGTGACCAAACTGAAATGGCAGCCTAAGCATAGCAACGCAAACAACCATTATCTGGACTGTGAAGTATATGCGATGGCAGCGGCTGATATCAAGGGTGTAAGAACACTGCACCTGTTAGCAGACCAGGAGCAGGGCAGACCGATGCAGCAGACGGCATCAGAACCAGAAGCACCTGAAGAGCAGTGGATTAAGAAGTATGAAAACTGGTTATAGGAGTTAACTATGGCAGAAGTAACGATTTTCCCGTCAGAAGAGATCCCAGCATCTGACAAAACGGAAATGCTGAAAAATATAAATACGGCAATAAACACGGTTATGATCGGTGGCCAGAGTTATAAAATCGGTTCACGTTCGCTGACAAGGGCTGACCTGTATACGCTGTTAAGAGCAAGAGAAGCACTGATGGCAGAAATAAACGCTGATAATAACAATGATGGCCTGTTCGATGATTGCTATGTCGGAATCTTTGATAGGAGGTAATTATGAATTGGATAGATAACATAGTTGCCGCCTTTAGCCCGGAAAGGGCATATAAACGACAGGCGTTCAGAACGGCATTTGAAGAACTGAAGAATTACGATTCAGGCGGTTACAGCAGACCTAATCAGAACTGGCGAGTCATCAATCAATCCGCAGAAATGACGGATAAGTTTGACAGAGATAATGTCAGAGCCAGAGCGAGGGATCTTGAACGCAACAGCGATATCATGAATTCTGTTGTTAAGGCTTTCAAACGGAATGTTGTAGGCGGTGGCTATCAGATTCAGGCTAAGACTGGCGATGATGAATTAAATAAGCAGATTGAGAAACTCTGGAAGAGATGGTGCAAGAAGCAGAACTGCGATGTTACCGGCACACAGAGTTTAAATCAAATAATCCGCATGGCTGTCGAACGTAAGAAAGTTGATGGCGGCATTATATTCGTTAAGAGATACACCAAAGATGGGATTATACCATTCAAGCTGCAGATGTTCGAGGTTGATGAACTGGACAGCGAAAACATGGTGCCTAAGACAAAAGGCAATAAGGTTTGCGGTGGAATTGAGTACAACGCATGGAACAAGCCTGTTGGGTACTTTCTGAAGCAGTATGACTTTGATGGGTGGCAAATAAACCAACCGATATACATTGACGCAAAAGATGTAATCTTCTACTTCACTAAGAACAGACCGTCACAGCTTCGTGAGATTTCTGATATGTCAGCTACGATTGGCAGAGTCAGAGATATAAACGAATTCATGATGGCTGTTTCTGTAAAGCAGAGGATTGAGGCTTGTCTGTCAGTGTTCGTAAAGAAAGCACTGCCGACTACAGGAATAGGACGCACAGGTTCTACTGAACCACGAAAAGAGTATGATGGCAAGCTGATAGCACCGGGCATGATCAAGGAGATGAATGCCGGTGATGAAATCCAAGTAGTCAATCCTACTGGACAGAGTGCTGACGCAACAGCCTTTACCAAATTACAACAGAGACTGATTGGTGCAGGGCAGGGCATCAGCTATGAAGCTACTGCCCGTGACATGAGTGAATCAACTTATTCATCTGCAAGACAGGGCATGATTGAAGATGATTTGACTTATGGTGAGGAAAAAGAACTTCTGCTTGAGGTGCTGGATGAAATCTATGAAACATTCGTAATCTCAGCCGTACTTTGTGGACAGTTGAACATTCCGAGATTCTGGGAAGAGAAACATCAGTACCTGGAGCATGACTGGACACAGGAACCGAAAGCATGGATAGATCCACAGAAAGAGTCCAATGCAAATCATATTGCACTTAGCACTGGGCAGAAAACATTCAAGCAGATTGCTGCCGAGAATGGTAAGGACTGGCGTGACCAGATAGATGACATGGCAGAAGTTGTTGAATATGGCATATCAGCAGGACTGGATATGAACTATATCCTGTTCGGACAACAGCCTAAACAAGGAGTAACAGACAATGACGATGATGACAAGAGCAGATGAAGAGCGTAACGGCAAGCTGTCAAGAATAATGACAGACTGTTCAATCCGTGCGCTGGAAACCGAAGGAAACGAAAACAAATATCATCTGAGTTTCTCAAGTGAGGATCCGTATGAAAGATGGTGGGGAACAGAAATACTTTCCCATGCAGATGGGGCAGTCACCCTTGACCGTTTGAATTCAATCGGAGTAGTTCTGTTCAATCATGACAGAGATGCAGTAATCGGACGGATTGAAAAGGCATGGCTTGAGAATAACAGAGGCGAGGCAGACATAATATTTGACGATGATGACTACATGTCATTCGTTAAAGAAAAAGTACAGTCTGGCACCTTAAAAGGCGTTTCTGTAGGCTATGTAGTTAACAGATGGGAAGATGTCGAGGAAGGGCATAAGACTGATGACGGGTTTGAAGGACCTTGCTATGTTGCCCGTGAATGGACACCTTATGAGATTTCCATCGTAAGCGTTCCTGCGGATCCGACAGTCGGAGTAGGCAGAGCGCATGAGGAAATGCCTGAGAGCATTCCAGAAACAAAGGGAGTAAGCAGCTTTTATTATATCGAGAAGCAGCTCCAAATAAATAAAAACAGGAGGTAAAGCGATGAATCTTGAAGAAATGATTCAGAGACAGCAGGATCTTCTCGATGGCGCAAAAGCTGCTGAGAGAGAAATGACTGCTGAGGAACAGGCAGAATTTGATGATCTTCAGAAGTCGATTGACGAAATCAAATCTGCACCAGCTGCGGAGCCGGTACCTGAACCAGTGGACGCAGAAGCAGAACGTGCTGCAGAACGTGCAAGAATCCGTGAGATTGAAGAAATCTGCGGATTTTTTAATTGCGAGTCAAGGCAGTATGTTGACAATGGAACACCTGTAGAGGAGGTAAGAAAAGCAGTCATGAATGAAATGATCAGAAATGGCGCACCACTGCCACAGACAGGGCATGTGGATGTAACTAAAGACGAAGAGGACAAGTTCCGTAGTGCAGCCGTAGAGGGCCTTACAGCCCGTGCAGGCGTTGGCACATCAGAGAATGAGTTCAGAGCAATGAGCCTGAGAGACCTTGCAATCGAATGCCTGAGCAGAGAGGGCGAGAGTGCAAACGCACTTATCAGGAAGAGCGGAGATGAACTGTATGAGATGGTTACCCGTCAGTTCTATAATCCGACAGCAGCTTTCCCGGCAATCATGGATAGCACAATCAAGAAGTCTATTGTTGAACTGTACAACAAGGTTCCGACCACATTCCAGCAGTTTACTTCTAAAGGTAGCTTGCCAGACTTCAAGACCACTGCTGACCATGAGTATGTAATCGGTGGCGTAGGTGATTTCCTTAAAGTTCCTGAGAACGGAGAAATCAAAGCCGATAAGCCGAGTACAGAACTTCTGCCGCAGAGAAAACTTGACACTTATGCGAAGCAGTTCAGCATGACCCGTCAGGCATTCATCAATGATGATATCGGATTTCTGACAAAGGTTCCTGGACTTTACGCAACAGCTGCCAAGAAAACTATCGACAAGCAGGTTTACAGCATTCTGTTTGACAACCCGGTAATTTATGATGGCAAGACACTGTTCCATGCTGACCACAATAACCAGATTACTACTGGTGCAGCACCGTCACAGTCAACCATCCAGGCAATGATTCTCCAGATGCAGAAGCAGACTGACCAGTTCGGTGATGCTATCTACATGACACCTAAAACAATCGTTGTTCCTGTAGGTTATGAATTCGACCTTGCAGTTATCTTCCATTCTGCACAGGTTACCGGCAGTGCAAACAATGATATCAATCCGCTGTACAACTATCCGCTTCAGATAGTTCAGTCACCTGTTCTGAACGCACTCGCAGGTTCAAATGCTTGCCCGTGGTTCATGATCGCTGACGAAGCATCAGCAAGAGGCCTCCAGGTTGATTATCTGAACGGACAGGAGACACCTACCGTAAGACGTATGGAAGTTCCGGGAACACTGGGCTTCGTATGGGATATCTGGCTTGATTGGGGCATCTCTGTAAGAGACTTCAGAGGTATCTACAAGCAGGCTGGCACTACACTTTAATAGGAGGTAAGACAGATGGCAGAATATTTCCAGAGAGGTGAAAGCCTTGATTATACCAATGCAGGAAGTGCCGCTATCGATGCTGGTGATGTTGTAGTCATCGGTACAAAGATAGGTATTGCAGGCTGTGATATCGCAGTTGGTGATACTGGTTCTGTGCATGTAGAAGGTGTATTCGCAATGCCGCTCAAGGCATCTACTACAGTAGCAATGGGCGCAGCAGTATATTGGGATGCAACAAATGCAGAAATTACTACTACATCGTCCAGCAATACACTCGCAGGATATGCAGCTGCAGCCGCAGCGAGCGGAGATGCAACTATCCTTGTAAAGATTAACGCATAATTGGGGTGGTATTATGCAGAATCTTACAGCGACAAGACCTATCCTGTATAGAAACACTCAGTATCAGGCCGGAGACATACTTCCGGCTTATGATCCTGAGTTAGTCAGCGTATGGATTGAGTTTGGCTCTGCTATATGGACAGATGATGCAGAAGAAAAGCCAAAGAAAGCTAAAGCTAAGATGGTAGCTGAAGCTGGGGAAACAGGCACAGCCGTAGGCGGTGAAACTGATGAAACAGGGCAGCCGCTTGTCGGCAAACTGCCCAAGACTAAGAGCAGAAAGAAGTCATAATGAACTTTAAAGATGTGATTGCAAACGATATAGAGACTACGTTCATGAATCTTGATGAGTTCAATAACTGGCATTTTGTAAACGGCAAAAAAATGAATGTTCTGTTTGATACGAACGAGTTAATTGACCGTCAGAAAAGATACCAGTATAACTTATCGAAATATTCAGACGGCATGTATCTGACGCAGATCCTTATCTATGTTAAGGCTGAGGATATGGATAATGTACCGCCTAAGATAGGTTCGTTACTCAATTTTGATGACAAGGATTATGTGGTTTCGGATGTTGCTGATGAAATGGGCTTGTATTCCATTGAATTAGGCTTGAATACTTCTGTTCGTGCAAAGGCGGTGATCAGATGATTTATGTAAGTCTGAACATACCTGAACTGACAGCAATCGAAAAAGAGTTAGGCATGGCAAAGAGTAAGAGTAAACTAATTCTTAGAATGGCCATTAACAAAACCGCCAAGAAAGCTGAAAAGTACATGCCTAAAGAAGCACATAGCGAGTATAAGGCTATGGCATATGCGAAACAGAAAGCCGCACTGAAAATAACAAAGAAAGCCACAACAGGTAATTTGGTAGCAGAGTTAACCGCCACAGGCCCGGTAAATGAGGTTTATAAAGAATATAAATATCATAAATTGAGCAATGGCTATTCTGCTAATATCCGTGGGAGATATAAACGGATTAGTAATGGTAACAGGCAGGCATTCTTAGCTACTTATCATAATAAAAATGGTGGTAGCCATACGACAATTGCTATCAGAAAAGGCGATAAACGATTACCAATACATTCAATCATCGGTCCATCGATACCTAAACAAATGGGATATATGGAACGTGGCGGTTCAGTATCTTCTGCAAGACAGCAGAAAACGATTGAATATGTCGGTGAAATACTGAGGGTAGAGGCAGCTGCTGCATTTGCCCATTTCATGGGAGGTAGTGTATGACAACACCTTTATTTCTACAACAGGCAATTGTCGATGACATGAAAGAGTTATTTGATGGTTATACATTGCCGAGTAATAACGAGGATGGAGCGCAGATAAACGTATTTGCTCAAACTGTTCCGTACCAGGATACAGAGGACGAAACTGATGTATTCCCGTACATTGAAGTGCGGCTCGAAGATGGTGAAGATGATGGCACTACTCATACAGTTTCTGTAGCATTTGTTGTAGGTGTATACGACAGTGAAAAAACCTATCAAGGGCATCAATATGTATTGAATGTTCTTGACAGAATCCACTTTCGTTACGCTACTGACCCTACTGTTAAAGGCTATATCGGCCATCAAACAGGCAAATGGGAATGGATGTTACAGGATGACAGCTATTTCCCTTATTCATTCGGAGCGATCATGACAGAATTTGTAATCACATCTATAAGAAGGGAGGACCCATACGCATGAGCGAAAAAGAAACAACCAAGAAAGAGCAGCCTGTGGCTAAGAAAACACAGGCACCTGAGAATGTAATGTATATCGGCCCTACTATATACGGGATGGTTCAGCATTCACAGGTATTTGACAGGGGCATTCTGCCAGAACGAGCAGACATCGCAATCAAAGAATTCCCACAGTTAAAAATGATGTTTGTACCGTTAAGCAAAGCACCCGAAGCTATACAGAAACTGGCAGACAGCAGAGGCAGCGCATACAAGACGATATATAACCAGTGCGTTGCTCATTTTAACACCAAATAGGAGGTAAATAAAACATGGCTTACGAGCATGGAATTAAGGTCCTTGAGAATGCTACAAGCGTTCCGAGGCCAGTCACAAATCCAGTAGGCGTTCCAGTCATTTTCGGTACTGCTCCTGTTCATCAGGTAGCATCACCGGCAGATGTGACTAACGTACCTGTACTGGTTAATACATTTGCTGAAGCAGTAGCCGCATTTGGATATTCTAATAACTATGCAGCATATACATTGTGTGAAGCAATGGATGCATTCTTTAAGGCATTCAGCGTTGGACCTATCGTAATGGTTAACGTACTGGACGCAAGCACAGGCGTATCAGCATCTGGCACTGCTACAGTCGCAGACGGACAGGCTACTTTCGAGATGGATATCGTAGCATCTACAATTGCAATCAAAGTAGGTGACACTGCACTTGTTGCTGATACAGACTACACATATTCATATGATGAGAACGGTTATCTTGTTGTTACTATCCTTGACAGCACTAAGGCTGCAGATGGTGCAACACTTACCCTTGGAACAGGCGTTAAGAAGATTAACACTGCTGCTGCAAAATGCGGAGTTACAGCCGTTACTTTGATTGGTTCTTATACTGCTGCTACAGGAGCAACCACAGGACTTGAGTGCCTGCGCAAAGTTTATCCTGCAACAGGCAGATTCCCGTCACTGATTCTGGCACCTGGATACTCAGACGCAACAGTAGCAGCCGCACTTGTTGGCAAGTGTGAGGATATCTCAGGGCTGTTCAGATGTGAATGCGTATTCGACCTTGCACCTGCAACACTTCCAACAGTTGAAGCATTGACTACAGCTAAGAACGGCTTAACCAGTGAGCATATGATCGTTGTATATCCTAAGGTTATGTATAACGGTGTTGCAATGGATTATTCCGCACTGTATGCTGCAATGCTTAGTTATAAGGATGCTACAGAGGAAGATGGCGCACCTACTCTTAGACAGAGCAACAATGATCTGCCTATCACAGCAGTAGTTGACGCATCTGGAGCAGAACTGTTCATTGACCATACTCTGGCAGGCGAGATTAACGGACTGGGCATTGTTACCGCTGTAAATCATGGCGGTTTTGTATCATGGGGCAATAACACTGCTGCATATCCATCAAGTACAGATCCTAAGGACAGATGGATTGGTATCAGAAGATTCTTCAGCTGGTGGGGAAATAGCTTCATCGTTAACTACTTTGACAGGGTTGACGATCCTGTTAACGGTAAACTGGTTGAAGCAGTTGTTGATTCTGAGAATATCCGTGGCAATAGTTATGTTTCATCCGGCAAGTGCGCTGGCATGAGGATGGAATACAATGCTGATGACAATACAGCAGAAGATGTAATGGATGGCAAGATTACATTCAGAATGTATCTGGCTCCGTATACACCGGCAGAAAAGATAGTCGAGGTCCTGGAATTCGACCCAGATATGCTCGAAGCAGCACTTATAGGAGGTGAGGAATAATGACACAGGCAATTCCTGAAATCATTAATGCGTTTAACGTATATAACAAAAACGGCAAGGCATTTCTGGGCATCTCTGGTGCAGTAACACTTCCGTCAATGGATGCTATCACGGAGACTATATCTGGAGCCGGTATCCTTGGAGAGTATGAAACTGCTGTTCCTGGACAGTTCAGTTCCATTACTCTCGAAGTTCCGTTCAGAATCCTTGACACTGATGCATTCTCTATCATGGACATGAACAGCAATGTTGACCTGACCTTCCGGGCATCAGAGCAGTCAACCGTTAAGGCAACAGGCGCACTGAAGTACAGTGGTATGAGAATTGTTACCAGAGGTCGCTTCAAGAACCTGTCAGCAGGCAGTCTTGAAAACGGCAAGCAGATGGGTTCATCCATCACCCTTGAGATCCTTTACTACATGGTAGAGATTGACAAGACTAAGGTGCTTGAACTTGACAAACTGAACAGCGTATTCCGTGTTAATGGCGTTGATATGCTTGCTTCTGTTAATAAGTACGCATAAGAGTTTAAATATTTAGGAGGACATCACAAATGGCAAAACAGACGACTGAAAATATCAATGCACTCGCTCTGACAGAAGAGCCTGAAGTGCTTGAGGGGGAGGTAGAGGATTCTCTGCTTCTGAAGTTTAAAAAACCATATAAGTTTGAGGATGAGACTTATACAGAAATCAATCTTGCAGGGCTTGAGACATTAACTGCAGCGGATATGATCTGGGCAGAGAAATTCGTAAAGCGTGGTTCTGGTACATCGATAGATATTATGCCAGAACTTAGCCTGGAATATGCTGCCGCTATCTGCTGTAGAGCAACAGACCAGCCAGTAGAGTTCTTTAAAGGCTTACCGGCTAAAGAAGCCACAAGGTTGAAGAATATAGTAATGGGTTTTATCTTCGGGCAGGAATAAGCCCTGCCGACACAAAGACATTACGCAGGCTGATAATCCAGCTGAGTATGCATTTACAGACGGGGATGGATTATTTTATGTCTATCCCCGTTTTTGAATTATTAGACATTATTGAGGAGGTGAGCGATCTTGGCAAGTAAAGAATATAAACTGATGATGCATATTTACGGGCGTGTCGATAAATCGCTCCCTGCTTCAGTAGCAAGTGCAAAGGCAACTTTAGCAGGTTTTAACTCTGCCTTTACTACGATGGATAAGGGTTATGCTGCTATTATGACTGCCGGCAGAACAGCATTCCGTGCTATAGCTACTGCAGCTACAATTGCGGCTGCAGCAGTTGCGCTGATTGGAAAGAATGCTATTCAGTCTGGTATGGAGATGGAAACCGCCTTTGCTCAGGTTAAGAAAACAACTGAGGCAACAGCACAGCAATATAAAGAATTGAAGCAAGACATCTTCGAGATGATGAAAGATACACCTGCTAACTTTGAGACTATTGCAAGCACAATGGCAACAGGTGGACAGCTGGGTATTAATGTTGAATCATTGTCAGACTTTACGCAGGTTATGACAGATATTGGATTAGTAGCTAATGATATCTCTGCTGATGATGCCGCTACTAACTTTGCCCGGTTACAGAATATATTAGGATTCGCAGACACAGACGATTTAGGTGTATCTAACTGGGAACGGTTAGGTTCAACTCTGCTGACTTTAGGTAATACATTTGCCACAACAGAAGGTGCAATTGCTCCGATGGCAATGAGATTAGCGGCAACTGGTAAACAGGTTAATCTGTCTGCGGCTCAGATATTAGGCTTATCAACAGCTATGTCATCTGTTGGTATTAAAGAGGCTGTTGGTGGTTCAACCATGAGCAAATTGCTGAAAAAGATGCAATTAGCAGTTGAAACATATGACTGGGATGCTGGTGATGGTTCGCTGAATGATTATGCTGATGTATCTGGCATGAGCGCATTGCAGTTTGCAGCTACATTCAAGGATGATGCAGCAGAAGGTATAAAAGCGTTCATCGGTGGTTTGTCTGGAATGCTGAAAGGCGGTAAGGATTTATCTGGCATTCTGGAGAAACTTGGCATGAATGTTGAATTAACTGCTGATGATCTTCAGGAATTAGGATTAGATGAAGAGACAGCTGTATCTACGTTGGATGAGATGGGTCTGAACGAAATCCGTTTGAGCAACACCATTTTGGCATTGGCAGGCGGTTATGATACTCTGGTTGAAGCACTCGATTCTGCAAATCAGGCATGGGATGAAAACACAGGATTAGCAAGATATACAGCACCTATCTATGAAACAGTTGAAAGCAAAATTCAATTGATGAAAAACAGTTTGCAGACAACCAGCGATACTATCTATCAGAATGTCAAAGAACCACTTGGAGATGTTATTGAATGGCTGACAGACAAATTCTACGGTATTAATGATTATCTCGGCAGTAACAATGGTTTGAGAAGTTGGATAGAAAAGGGAAGTGAGGCATTACCAACTATTAAGCGGGATCTTAGCAATTTCCTTGAAATCCCACTTACAGCTATTCGTGGTGGAATTGAATGGATTGTGAAAAACAAAAGCAATCTTATTGGTGTTATAGCCGGTATAGGGACTGCTCTTGTAACCTACAAGATTTTATCCTCACTTAATCAGGCTGCACAAAGTATAAAAACTATTATCAACTTATTAGGATCCGGGCCAGCAGGCTGGATTATCGGTGGCATTGTAGCTGTGGTGGCTGCAATTGTCGGTGGTGTTACTGCTGTTGAAGCTAAATTCAAAGAACTGGGCAACCTTAATCTGGATGATCATTTTGGCAATATCCGGCTGTCATTGAAAGATTTGGATGAAATAGCATCGCATCTTGTCAGCACACAAGCACTTGAAGGTGTTAGAGCATCATTAGAATCCTTTAATTCGCTTGAAAGCATTGAGGGTACTATAAGCGGCGCAGTTGATGCTTTGAATAAATATAACTTTAAAGTTAGCATTAACATGGACCTGTCCGAAAGTGAGATGGAAGATTATAAGGCGCAGATAGATACTTTCATCGAAGGTATGCAGGACTATGTTGTAACACAGCACCAGGCAGTCAAAATAGGCCTTGAAATTGTAGATTGGGAAGATGAAGAATTAGGCGGTAATGTTGAATCTAAACTGGAAACCTTCTATAGGCACTCAGAAGGTCGAATGAGTACATTGGGCATGGAATTGGCCGCCGCTGTTAATGCTGCGTTTGCAGATGGTATTCTGGATCCTAATGAAATTGAAGCCATTGGTAATTTACAAAAGAAGATGGCAGAAGTTCAGCAACGTATAGCGCAAGGCGAAACGCAAGCCCGTCTTGAAATTATCGGTGCAAATTATGGTGAAGGGACTAAACATTTAAGTAAGGAATCCTATCAGAATTTATGGGATTCTGTTAATAATGAAATTGAAACAGCAAATGCGGATTGGGATAAATGGTTTGTTGAGATGTACGGCGGTACAGCGTCTGCATACGATAATCTGAATGACCCTGAGTTTTTAGCAGCCGTTGACCAGTACAAGCAGACCATGATGGCAGGTAAGCAGGAGAGCATGTCTCAGGCTTATGGTACATTAATCGATGCTGTTTTTAGTAATTATTCAGATGTTCTCACGAATGATGTAGGTAGTTATAAAGCGCAAATATCACAGTTATTAAGTGAATCATTCTTAAAGGGCGATATTTTAAGTGGTTCCATGCTGTCCGAAGCATTAGGAATGGATAAGGAACAGAGAGGTGCGTTTAGTATTCTGTATGAATCAATGGCACCGGCACTGGAAAATCTGCGGAGTATGGTAGACGAAAATGGCAATCTGCCAGCAGATATTCAGGAACTTGTAGACCAGATTTTATTGATCGGTGCTTTAGGCAGTGATGAAGGCGCACAATTTGAATTGGCTGGAATAACTGACGGCAATAATCCATTATTAGCCAACATCGGAGTTCTGACAGATTATGTGAATGGCATTCTTGAAAGTGGAACACTTGAAGATTATCATGCGGCAGAAGGCTATCTTCAGTCATACATTGATACATTAGGACAGAGCCAAGAAGATCATACAGGCGAACTTGAACAGGCTTATTCATTAATGCATCAGCTTATAGCGAATGAAGGTAATGCACTCCAAACCGAGGCAGAAGCCGCAAGTAACAATGTTGGACAGAGCATTGACCAAGGTGTTGCCGATGGCATTAATGCCAATAGCGCAGCATTCACAGCAGCAGATGAATTAAGAGAAAAACTTGCTGCTCAACTGGAAACGCCTTTGAATGTAACAATGCCAGTAAATGTAACGGTTGAAGCGAATGTTGATGATTCATCTCTGCCAACTGGAGTCAGTGTTACAGGCCATGCTGCTGGTGGATTTGTCAACCGTCCTGAACTGTCATGGGTAGGTGAAGAAGGACCTGAAGCAATCATTCCATTGGACGGCTCCAGCAGAGCATATGACCTACTTGCCAAGACCAATGAACTGATGGGTATGAAATCCAGAGTAAGCGGAGTGGATCTGGGTGGTAGCAGTAGTCCAACGATTAATTACAATCCGACATTGCAGTTTTACGGAGATTCGCCAAGCAGGCAGGATATGGTTGATGCTCTGGAGATTTCAGAATCGAAGTTTGAACAGATGATGAATAACTATTTAAAGAATAATGCGAGGGTGGCATTTTAATGGCAATAACGACCTATAACACTATATCAGGCGATACATGGGATATGATCGCATATAAGGTATATGAGGATTGTAGTATGATGCATCTGCTTATGGAGGCAAACCCTGAAGCATTAAATTACTTTGTCTTTCCTGCGAATGTGACGCTGACAATTCCAGAATTACCAGAAGAGCAGACAGATGTACTGCCAGAATGGAGAACGTAAATGGCTGCACATCAGATGCGAGTAACAATTGGATATGATGGCACGACAGGACTTGACATAGATAATTCAACATCCAGTTCATCGAGTAGCAGTAATACCGGCGGCAATGTGGAATATACCATTGTTGCCGGTGATACGTTATGGGGAATTGCACAGAATTTCTATGGTGATGGTAACAGATGGCCAGAGATATCTGCAGCCAATGATGAATATTTGGCAGCTGAGGAGCAGAGACGTGGAGTAGCTACACCTACGGATGGTAGCCATTGGATCTTCAGTGGACAGGTAATAACCATTCCGGGAGTTTCTGCTGCAAGCACGACAGTTGAAACTACAGAGATTGTATCAACAGAGTTAGATAAGTATACCATCAAGCAGGGTGATACTCTGTGGGCAATAGCGCAGAAGTATTATAACGATGGCAAGCAGTATACTAAGATATACGATGCTAATAAGGATACCATCGAAGCTGTTGCAACTGCAAGAGGCTTGGAATCTTCTGATAATGGGCATTGGATCTTCTCTGGTACTACTTTGGTTATTCCTGGAACGGATAAGACGGTTACCAAGACCAAAAAGACCAATAAGGTTAACCGTGGCGATACAGAAATCGGTACTAAGATGACCGAGGCATTAACTCAGTTTACTTATATCGATGTAGCCTACGGTGAGTCAGACAGTGTTGAGATTACTCTTGCAGATGTCAGCAGAGATTGGATTGGCAAATTACTGCCGAAGCGTGGAGCAATCATGCATCCGATTATCAGGGTAATTGATTATAACGTAGAGCGTGATGCAAACAGAACGATGGACACAGGGTTGTTTGTTCTGGACGATATCAGCTTTAATGGACATCCGTTTGTTGCGAAATTTAAAGGTGTAGCCAAACCTGTTGACGATGATTTTTCTACAGAGAAACGTACCAAAACATGGGAATCGGTCACTCTGAAAAGCATAGCACAGCAGATTGCCAATACTTATAACCTTAAACTGATATATGAAGCAAGTAATATCAGCATCAGTGATATAGAGCAGAACGAACAGCCAGATGGCACGTTCCTGAAGAATCTCTGTGATTCATATGATGTTGGTATGAAGCTGTATGCAAAGAAATTAGTCCTGTATGATATCACGAAGTACGAAGCAAGACCGATTGAACGAACCATTGACATTCAGTATTTCATGAATTGGTCGGTTAATTCGACATTGAGCGGTACATATACAGGAGTTGAGTTTACATATACTGACCCCGATAACAGCAAAGAGAAAATAAACGTATTTGTTGGCAAACGGGGCCGAGTGTATAAGATAACGAAACAGGCATCAAGTGAAGGTGATGCAAGATTAAAAGCCAGAGCCGCACTTGACCAGGCTAACAGAAAGATAACTACTTTGACGCTGACAGGTCGTGGGCATCTGTGGCTGTATGCAGGGCAGACGGTCGGGATTACCGGCATTGGAAAGTTTAGCGGAAAATACTTTATCGAAAAAATAAGGCATCAGGTTAATAACGGCTATACTTGCCAGTACACTCTGCATAAATGCATCAATGAAGATAGTGTAGAGGCTAAGACAGCGAAAAAGACATTTGCCATTGGCAATACGGTGCATATAACAGGAATATATGTATCGTCAGACAGTACTGAAAAATTAGTACCGCTGTTTGATACAGTTACGATTGGCAGAATAGTTGTCGGGGCAAGAAATCCGTATCTGGTTAATAACAGCGAAAATGGCATTGCTATTGGCTGGTGTAATGAAGAGGACATGAGTTAATGGTCATAGGGAATATCGGTAACTTAATAACATTTGAGGTGACAGATAAGAAAGTCCAGACCTTTGAGAGTTTTACCCAGACTGTAAAGGGCAGATGGGCTACGCATAATATTGTTCTGAATAAACCTGTTCCTGAGTTCCTGGGGGCAGATCTGCGTACTCTGTCCATCCCGATTACGCTAAGAGCCGCCAAAGGGATTAATCCCAGAAAGATTACAGAAAAGATTGAACGTGCTATTGAGAATGGCAGAGTTTATACAGTGATCATTGGCGGCAAAAAAATCGGCAATAACAAATGGGTTATCACTTCAATGTCTGAGCAGTGGAAACACATCATGCTTGACGGCAAAGTACCTGCCATATCTAACACACTGGAACTTCAGGAGTACAGATAATGAAAACAATAATCGAACTGAGCAAAGGCAGTTTCTCTGATGAGGAATATGCCGATATTGTGCTGTGCCTGAATACATTACTTAATGTCAGAGCCGGTACTGCACCATTAGACAAGAACTTAGGCATAGATACAGAAGATATAGTCGGATTGCCATTGTTACAGGCCCAGAACATGTTTGCGCTTGAGATTGACGATAAGGTTACTAAATATGAACCAAGAGTATCACTTGACAGCGTATCATTTGAAGCTGGTGATGATGGCGAGATTAACGCATATCTGACATTCAAAGGAGCAGAGGAAGAATGAATTTTGATTCGATACCTGATATCAGTTTTATCAATTTTGAAACTGTCACAGATGTAAGTGAGCAAATGCTTTCTGATTATCAGAATAAGTATAAGGCGATCACTGGCAAGGAAGTAGAACTGACAGAGGCAAATCCATACAGAATAATCCTTAATGCCTGCGCTATGCAGATTTATCAGGCAGAACAGCGGATAGATCTTGCAGGGAAGATGAACTTCCTGAAGTATGCCTATGGTGACTATCTGGACAATCTGGGATTGCTCAAAGGCGTGTCACGGCTCCAGAGCGAAGCGGCTATAACAACCATCAGATTTTCCATTACTTCTGCAATAGCAAGCGCAGTTTCGATTCCTCAGGGTACATTGGTTAGTAATAATAACGGAGTGTACTTTGCTACGGATGATTATGCAGAAATCACTGCTGGAAATACTTATGTGGATGTATCCGCTACTTGTACAGAATCAGGCAGCGCAGGAGCAAACATAGCTGCAGGCGATATTAATACTCTGGTTGATACGGTAGCTTATATCACTTCTGTAAGCAATGTATCTAAGACGATAGGCGGCAGAGATCTTGAGACTGATGACGAACTGAGACAGCGGATTTACGAAGCCGGCAATGCCTATACAACCACAGGAACAGAAGGTGCTTATATCTATCATGTCAAGGAAGTATCTTCCGATATCGAGGATGTAATTGTTACATCAACAACACCTGGAACAGTTAATGTGTACTTCACGCTTGAAGGCGGCGAAGTTCCAGATTCTGCGATTATAGCACTTGTTCAGGATCATTTGGACAATGATGATGTAAGACCATTAACAGACACAGTTGTTGTGAGTGCGCCCACAACGCAGCCATATGATATTGATGTAACGTATTATATTGCTGCCTCCGACAGTTCACAGGTAACTTCAATCCAGAGCAATATTGCAACGGCTATTGAGGAGTACAAGGCATGGCAGTCTGGAGCAATCGGCAGAGATATCAATCCATCATATCTGATATATAAGATGGTTGAAGCCGGTGCTAAACGAGTTGATGTCACATCACCTGCAAGAGTTGTGCTTGCCGCTAATGTGATAGCAGTGCTTGATACAGAAACAGTGACATACGGAGGACTTGAGGATGATTGATTTTTTAGAATCTAATATTTGTGATGTTCTGCCGGAAGTCCTTGCAGAGGATCCACACACTCAAGCCTTGGGCTATGCGATTAGTCAGCAGTTGTTCAAGATGGAAGATTATAAGAATGCGTCAGAAGTTTTGGCGTTGATTGATGAAATCCCTGAAGCTATATGTGACTTGCTGGCTGTTGAATGGAACACGCAGTATTATGATGCGGAAAATATGACGTTGGCACAAAAGCGGAACATGGTCAAGAATACCCTGATATGGTATATGACAGCAGGCACGTCGAGCGCAGTCAAAGACTTACTTACGAAGGTATTTCAGAGCGCAGAACTTATTGAATTGGATGACCCATATTTATTTGAGATATATGTAAATTCCATATCATCCGATGTTGATATTTCTGAATTTGACGTATTGCTGCGGAATGTTAAAAACGTCCGCAGCCACTTAGATAGGATTCTGCTGCCATTAGTTTCTGAGGGAACGCTGTATGGTGCAGTAGGCAAAGTATACGGGGCAATCATTACTTGCCCATGTGGAAACTGATATTAAATAGGGCAGGAGGAAATACATTATGGCGCAATATAATATGACCATGCTCACAACGGCAGGAAACGCCTTATTAACTAAGGCACTTCAAGGAGCTACGATAGCATTTACGAAGTTCTATCTTACAAGCACAGAATGTTCTGATGCAATGATTCTGCAGATGACAAAAGCCGACTTGGTTTCGCACGGAATAAATCAGCAGGGTGAAATCACTCATATTTATCGTGATGGCGCAATTGTGCAAATCGAAACGCTTGTAGACAACGAAGAGCTGGCTGCGGGGTATGATATTAATTCCGTCTTTCTGGGAGCCACAGACCCTGACGATGGCGAAATCATATTTGCAGGCTGCAGCGCAGCAGTCGCAGACTACATGCCTGCAGATTCGGGCGGCTCCAAGAATAGCGTGATTTTTAAGTTCATGGTTACTATATCTCGTGAGGCGAATGTGACCATGACTGTAAGCTCTGCAGCCGTTGCAACACAGGCTGATATACAGGACCTCAGTCGGTCAATAAAGGCGTTTCTCGGTGGTGTTGCAGATGCGGTTGAATTAGGTGTTGATGGTACTTATGGAAATAAGTATATCAACTGGGAGGCCGACGGAACGATTCATAATCTGTCGATTGATGATAACACATATCTTGTATATCAGACCACGACTGATAACTGGCAGACATCAACAGAAGTTTTCCGAGTTGACATGAAACATGCAACTGCATCGAATTTTGGTGTGGTCAAGCTAAGTGATTCATACACGGCGACAGGTACTGCGGCAAATGGTCTGGTGCCAAGCCAGAAAGCACTGAACGATGGGTTGAAACAGTTACTCATGGTTGGACCATTTTATAAGGCGGTAACGATGCAAAGCACTGATACTTCTTTCAATGTAGATATTGCCTTAAATACGCCTGATGGATATGGGGCTATTGGTGTTGTTGAGTTAAGAACAACTAATAATGTCGCTTTGGGTGGATATGAACTTACAAATTTAGGAACGGCCCCCAAAGTAGTCGTGGGTATTATTAATACATCGGCAAAAACAAGCACAATTATAACTGGTGTTGTACTGTATATGAAAAATTTATGAAAAATGGTTTGTGATACGGTTTTACAAATCAAGACCGTGGGGAGATTTTAGAAAGTGAGCACACGGATAGGAACTATAACAGCTATATATAGTGAAGAAGGTAAAGTGCAGGTCCACTACTCAGACACGGGTAATACGACTAAGAAGCTGCCGATGTTGTCAAGCGCATGGCTGGCAAAGTCTCCAGAGTTGGGCGATGTTGTGCTGGTTGAGCATCTGGATGGAACATCAGCAGGCATTGTTCTTGGCCCCTATGACAAATATGAGGGTGGAGGGACAGCGTCAAACTATAATTTGCTGGAGAATCAGCCTCAGATCGAAGGGGTTACTTTGATAGGCGACAAAACTTTTGAGGAGCTGAACCTTCTTCGAATCACCAACACGGAAATAGAGGAAATGCTCACATGAAAAGGAGTATGAGATGGCAAAAAAATACTTAGATAATGATGGACTTTTGTATTTGTGGCAGAAGATAAAGACATATTTTACAGGCACGGCGACGCCGTCTATGGATGGAACGGGAGCAACAGGCTCGAGCCAAAAATTTGCCAGAGAGGACCATGTTCACCCAACAGATACGAGCAGAGCGCCTACCAGTCATTCGTCTTCGGCAACGACTTATGGAACAGGTACATCATCAAATTACGGTCATGTTAAATTAAGTGACTCGACCAGCTCGACAACGGCAGCAGCTTCGGGCGGAACAGCAGCGACACCCAAAGCAGTTAAAGATGCTCTGGATGCCGCAAAAGCTTACGCTGATAGTTTACCACAGGGTTCTGTAACCGATGTAAAAGTGGATAATGCAAGCGTCGTTACCAGCGGTGTCGCCAATATTGACCTCACGGGTAAGGTCGATGTTGAAGCGGGCAAAGGTCTCTCAACTAATGACTACACTACAGCGGAAAAGACGAAGCTGGCCGGAATAGAAACAGGTGCGGAAGTAAATACTATCGAAAGTGTTTCGGTTAATGGTACTGCCGTAACTCCGGATCCAACGAAAAATGTAGATATAACTATTCCTGATGGAACCTCTGTTAATGGAATGACCGGCGATGTCAATCTTGGTTATACAGTAGAACACCAATTTGGTCTTTTGCAAGATTTAACAGAAGAACTGTATATTAATATGACCATTGCCAATGACGACGATGATGTAATTATAACCAGAGAAATTCCAGTCGCAACAACTGACGGAAATGGTATTATGTCCGCAGCTGATAAAACGAAGCTGAATGGTATAGCTGCCGGAGCAGAAGTAAATGTTTTGGAAAGCATCACAGTCAATGGTGTCGGACAGGCAATTAGTATTGATAAAAATGTTGATATTTCAGTGCCGACCAGAGTATCTGACCTTACTAATGATTCAGGTTTTGTGACCAGCGACACAAAAAATACAGCTGGCTCTACAAATACGTCAAGGAAGATATTCTTGATAGGTGCTACGTCACAGGCAGCAAATCCGCAGACGTATTCTAGATCTACTGCTTATGTCGGTACTGATGGTCACTTATATTCTAATAACTTACAGGTAGTTAATTTATCTGGATCTCAGGCTCTAACAAATAAGACATATAATGGTTATACTCTTGCAGCGGCATGTGCTAAAGGGGTAGACACATCTATAGCGGCCGGAAGTTCCAGCACGAATGTTCCTACTTCTGCTGCGGTTGCTTCGGCTATATCCGCGGCACAGGTTGGCGCTGCGATGTTCCAGGGAACGGTAAATACTCCAACGGATATTTCAGGACTGACAGCGTATAAAAAAGGATATTATTGGGTAGTTGCTACTGCCGGAACTTATGCCGAAAATGTCTGCGAAGTCGGGGACATGATATTTGCAATTGCTGACCGAGGTAACAGCACACAGAACTCTGATTTTTCAGTAGTTCAGAGTAATTTGGAACTAGCAGCCATTACAAATGCTGAAATAGACACCATAATGGCATCATAAGGAGGCTATTATGGCTGAAAAATATTTAAACAATACGGGTCTTTCTTATTTTTGGGGTAAGCTTAAAACAATATTGTCAGGCAAACAGAATACTCTGACAGCGGGCAATACTGTATCGCTTAATAATGACGTGATATCGTCATCCGGAATACCGTTCGCCCAGGTTGACAGTACGTCAACGGCTACGGCATTTACAGCTACTGTGCCCGAGATTACGTCATATAAGGACGGAGTATGCGTCCTGTTGAAGAATGGTGTTGTTACGTCTGCTGCAGATTTTACTATTAATATTAATGGTATTGGGGCTAAACCAGCCTACAGTAATATGGCTACGGGTAATGATGCTACGCCAACGGCTCCGACGAGAGAATCGACGATATTTAATATTAACTATACAATGTTGTTTGTATACAGTTCTGACATCGTGGACGGTGGCGGTTGGATATGCTATAGGGGATATGATAGTAATACAAATACGATAGGGTATCAGGTCCGTACTAATAGTGCAAGTCTTCCAGCATCTGACACTGGTTACAGATACCGTCTGTGGTTTACCTCGGCTGACGACACCAAGTGGGTTCCTGCCAATACATCGACATCAACAAATGCAACGACAGCAAGGACGTTAAACACAAGGGCAATCAATCCATTTGCGCCAATCGTGTATAACTCGACTAATGGCACCGTTACTTCTGGAAACAGGCCGGCTGTTACAACTTTATGGCAACAGTATACGTTGACAATTGGTTACTCCTATGTATTGAGCATGACGGCATGGAAGCCTGTATATTGTCAGTGTACTCCGCAGAACGATGGCAGTGCTGTTATGAATACATTTACGCAGACGTTGCCGTCATCTGCAGATGGAAAGATATATATCTACTTGGGCATTGCTTATAGTGCTACGGCTATGGAACTAAGAGCAGAGCATCCTGTTTTTTATCATGATGGAAATGGAATCAAATTGTGGACTGGTGCCAAGATTCCAACTAAAGTCAGCGAGTTAACCAATGATAGTGGATTCATTACTGGGTATACTGAGACCGACCCGACTGTACCTGCATGGGCGAAGGCTTCGACTAAGCCAAGTTATACTGCTTCTGAAGTTGGGGCGTTGCCATCGTCAACAACTTATGTTGGGTCTGTTAGCATAAACCGCAAAACCACTTCAGGAACTAATATAGCAGACATTACTATAGATGGTACAACTACTCAGTTATATGCTCCAACTTCTGGTGGCGGCGCGGTGACGTCAGTTAATGGACAGACAGGAGCGGTAGTTTTGGACGCAGATGATGTTGGAGCACTGCCAGATACAACAACTATTCCATCCAAAACGAGCGACTTAACTAATGACAGTGACTATCAAACATCTTATCAGTTAGCAAGTGCAATTGATGGATTTGCGGAGAGCGGTAATATAGTTCATCTGCTAACGGTTAGTGGCAATACGGCTGTTCTGACTAACACTAGTGGGTCGTCAACAACTATACAGACCTTGGCATTACAGTATTCTGCGAATGTACGCAACTTACACATTATACAACCACTCAATCAATTTAGCAGTTTGGCTGACATCAAGTCTCGTGAATATCACATCACACAGGTAGATATGACAACAGCTACGGTTAAGCTGTCTACTATTGATGGGGATACAAGATATGACGTAACTCTTACAGATAGTGGAAGTGGATTGGCAGGGAGCATACAGTCAACATTTATAGGTGGTGATACCAATATAATTGAAACTGTAAAAGTTAACGGTACTGCATTAACTCCAGACGCGAATAAGGCCGTAGATATCATAACAGCAAAGGCGGGATTTGGATATGGAGTTGCATTTGCTTCGGGTAGTACAAATGCAAATGTAAATATGAGGGAGTCTATCGGGGGCACGATAATAACCGTTTTACCGCAAAATAGTAATCTTACCATTTTGGATTATGTTGCAAAAGAACATACAGGAACGGGATATGCTGTATATTATGTTGAACATAGTAATTATGGATTAGGTTACTGTCAGGCGGATTTTATAAGTCAGAATGGAGTTGCGGTTTATCCAGTAAGTATTGCTAATTTTTCTTTAGGTATAGGGGGAATTGTTGCTATAAAATTCCCATGCAATGTTGACCCGTCAACACCTTTGCAAATTAATAATACTACTTCACATACTATGTTATGGAAAGGCCAATCTTTAGAGATTGGGCTTATTCAGACGGGGGATACAGCGACTTTTATTTTTGATGGTAATAATTACAATCTTATCAGTATTGACAGGGTTGGAGTTGTGTTAGAGGGCATCACTCAAGGTGTTATTGGTAAAGAAGATACATATAATTCTCGATTTATTAATTGGGAGGAATCGTCTGGGGATATTACTAATTTAAGTATTGGCTCATCAAACACCTTATCAATTAATAAATATGATTCAGTAAATGATACTTGGAGTACGGCAGGTTCTATTGATTTAACAAAAGACTATTTACCTCTTTCTGGTGGTAATATGACGGGTGATATTTTTATGACTAATGACAAAGATATCCATCTGGAATCATCTGGAAGTTGCATATATCAGAAAATGGCAGACACATCTAATTACGGAACTGTAATCAGATGGTATAACTCCACATTATGGCCAGATTCATATACGCCCCACATCGGAATACACAACACCAGTAACCGAATAATCATATTGCCGTATTCCACAGACACTCAGCCATATGCAAGCGGAAATCCAATAGGATTCGTGATCGATCAAAGCTGGCTGAAGCATGAAGGCAACTATGTAGGCAGATTCACCGCAACCCCGACAACGGGAAGGATTTTAACTTCAGACGGAACAACTGGCGGCATGGCCTCATCGTCATACTCATTCACCGAAAGCACGGCATCCGTATCGCTTTCGTTTGGTGGTGGAACTGCGACAATAACCGTCAGGAAGAAAGGCAATGTAGTTTACTTTAATCCATCGATAGGAAATTCAAGCAAATTTGCATCGGCATCAAGCGGAGATTCGCTAGGAACATTACCAACAAGGTACAGACCATCAGCGGAATTGTATATGCCAATTGCCATGAGGACGAGCGTAACATGGGCATCAGCAACGTATTATCCATGTTATTTAAGGATACAGACAAGCGGAGCAATGTCTATTTATGGCAACACAACAAATATAAGAGCGTGTACAAATATTGCAGGAAGTGTAAGTTTCCCAGTTTAAATAATGTGGGGGTCAAAAGGCAAGGAAAGCTCTACAGGAATAGTCTGTAAAATCAACAAATAGCCATCAAGTATTACTTTATTAAGCATAAGGACAAAAATAATGGAAACAATCATCGTAGCGATCCTGGGGTCAAGTGTATTATCTGCACTGATCTCCGGGATTTTTAATGCAATCAATAATTCAAAAAAACAAAAAAGGGAAGTAGCAGACCAGCTGGTTATTATCAATAACCGGCTCAGCACTATTGAGAAGAACCAGGTCGTTGGAGAGAAAGACCAGCTGAGGACGCAACTGCTGATGATGATATCAGATTACCCTGAAGAACATGCGGAGATCCTCGAGCTGGCTAAACATTACTTTGAGGATCTGGATGGCAATTGGTACCTGTCCAGCTTATTTAACAAGTGGCTGACAGAAGAGAACGTAACTAAACCATCATGGTTTAAGGCTTAGGAGGATTGTTTATGAAGATCAATGATTTATGGCAGAGAGCATTGAAGACGGCTGTACAGGCATTCTTTGGAGTGCTCATTCCGCAGGTAGTTCTGATACTGTCCAACATATATGACTATGACTGGACCAAGTGGTATGTATGGGCACTGCCTATCATAGCCGGTGCACTGGCAGCAGGAATCTCAGCCGGATGGAATGCGCTGATCAATGCCAGCGGAGGTGATAAGAAGTGATAAGACGATACACAACTCCGGTCCAGGAACTGATCGTTGAGGGCGTGGATCTGACACAATCGGAAGTGTATGTGACCTTCAGGCAGAATGCCAAAGTGTATACGATGGCCGGTGAAGAGGTCGCTATGGAATTTGATGGTGACAACACAACTCTGTCAGTCCACTTCACACAGCTTCTGACTGCCGGATTCCAGGCTGGCAAACGAGCAGAGGTACAGGTCAACTGGATGAAAGATGGAGAACGCAATGCTACATCCATCGCAGAGCTGACCATAACACGCAACCTTCTGGAAGAGGTGATAGACGATGCCTGAAGCAGTAAGACTCAGGATACCGCAGAGCCAGCAGATAATCCTAAGGCCGAGGGATAACATTCAGGTGTCATTTGGGCTGGATTCATACATCCCGATGCGTCCTGTCGATGTCGAAGAATATGAGGGCGAATACATAGTTATCCCTGCGGTCACGGAACAGACACTGCTGACAGAAGATAAATATCTGACACAGAACGTAGTAGTTGAAGAGATACCGACTTACCAGACAACCAACCCGGCAGTTGGACTATAACCCCTGTTGTTGCGGAAAGTGGGGCATCAATTACAGTAAAATATACGGGAGGTACACAACCAGTTCCCCCGATGTCGGGTTATGGTATTGCAGACGTTAACGGTGTAACATTAGTACCACTAAAAACATCGGGAAGTATGACCAAAAATGAAACATTCACATTCACCATGCCTTCGGAGAGTTGCGTTCTCAGAGAAATCACGTCATGGTAACCTAACCGAAGCAATTAAGGAGCAAAGATATGGAAGTAATCATAGATGTAACAGAATTCACCGAGGAAGCACTTGAAGAGTTATCGAATGGAAAGGGGGAAGACGATGAGCAATAGTCCATTAGTAGACTACACGCAGTGGTCACCCAACTATTCATCGGGTCGGGTAAAGACGGATATCATCACTATCCATATGGTAGTAGGTCAGGCATCTGTCGAAGCATTGGGGAACTTATTCGCCAACCCATCCCGACAGGCATCCTCTACATATGGAGTAGGATATGACGGCAGAATCGGACAGTATGTTGATGAGGCCAATCGTTCCTGGACGAGTAGTTCGCCATGGAATGACAACAGGGCGCAAACGATCGAGACAGCCTCAGATAACAGCTATCCG